CTTAGGCAAACGTAGCCTATATATGGAACACAAGTCTAATCGTGATACCAAGCGTAAACTTTGTCACTTTGCAGGATAAGGAAAAGACAATGCTTACAATAAATCAAATAGCACAAATGGAAAGTTGCACTCACAATTCAAATATGCCTAGTGATATTAGGGAATTGTTAAACTCAACATACTACAGTGAAAGTAAGAAGGATGACATGCCTATTGGTGAGCTTTCACTACCACAATTTATAAGAGTTTTAAGAAAGTACAACTTATAACAAGGATGGACTGATGCCACTGTATAAAATAACAGCGACTATTGAAGTAAACACTGAGGCCGATGACGAGTACCAAGCAATAGATATTGGTACAGATTGTATGGACTGGGCAAACGCAGACATTACAGTAGAGGAGAGTGGTGATGATGACTGAGTACAAAGTAAGCGTGCACTATGACGAGGGTACTGTCTTATATATTGAGGCAGATACCCCCGAACAAGCACAAGCAAAAGCTGAAACAATATTACTCAATGAAGCTAGTGTTTCTTACTCAAGTGATTACGCACCTGACGTAGTGCATAGGGACTACATGGTAGTAGAGTGTGAAGAATGGAACTGATGCAACAAGAAAAATTAATTACATTAGAAGAACTAAAAAATGCTATTGCTGATGTAAAAGAAGATTTTTATGGGGGCAACGATAGCCGTGCAGAATATCGTGGTGCTTGTGAAAGTTTAGATATGCTTATTGGATATTTTGAAAATGCTATGTGGGAGGTGGACTAAACATGAAAACTTTTCCAAAACCAGCCCTAGGTGTTTCTTGGCTTTATGTGGTAGGCTGCTTTGAGAAAATGGAAGCAGTTAAAATAGGTATTAGTCGTAAACCTACCTACCTAGGAAGATTGCAACAATTACAAACTGGAAACCCTTTTAATTTGCATATCTATGCAGAGTTTCCTATTAACAATTGGCACGGAAAAAATAATGAAAAAAGTATTCACGATAGCCTTTCAGATAAGAGGATGAAAGGGGAGTGGTTTAATATCCACCCAAGACACGCAATAGAGATAATTAAAAGTCAGCTAAAGAACTATTACAAGGATTTTCCGTCAGGAATTTCATTTTGTGCATTGTGATTAGTAACTGTTGCACAAAAACCCCTACGGTTTACAAAAGAAATTGTGGGGGTTGACTATAAAAACGACTTCAGTATAATTAACTGTAAGTTAAAACGAAAGGTAGAGCTATGAGGTTTAGTAAGTCTGTACTTAATTATTTAGATAGTAGAAGTTATAATTCTTTAAGTTATAGTACAAGAAAGACTTACAAGTATGGCTTAAATAGAATTAGTAATACTAAAGTATATGGTAAACCTTTAGGTAGTAAACTACTCAAAAGGATAGACTTTGATGTATGCAATGAGTTGTATGACACTTGGGAATTTGAGGGTAGCACCTCAAATGCTAATCACTTGGCTAGGGTATTCTCTGTACTAATGAACTACTATGTTGATAGAGAAGTAATACTAAGAAATCCTATGAAGAGGGTTAAGAAGAGGACTACTGAACCAAGGTCAGTAATATGGAAACATGAACAGGTTATGTCGTTTCTGGATACAGCCTTTACAAGCTTTGACTGGAGAAACATTGGACTAATAGTATTAATGTGCTATGAGTGGAGCCAAAGACCAGTAGACATACGCAACTTAACATTTAATAATATTAACTGGAAGGATAGATTTGTAACTATAAAACAGACTAAACGTGGTGCTACAGTAGAACTACCCATAACAGATGAACTTTACCCTATGCTAGAACAGCAAGAGAAAGACTGGGGGTTTCAAGAATATGTAGTACCACATCACAAGGCCTCTGAAGGGGCGTACAGACCGCTAACAGTTTTACAGATGACCACCCTACTGAAAGAAGTTAAGGCCATTGCTGGGCTTCCTGATGACCTACAGGTGGGTGATCTACGTAAGACTGGTATAGTACAGATGATTGAGGGGCAGGTAGACCAACTAGCTATTCAGTCTGTAACAGGACACAAGAACGTTAGTAGTCTTAACCCGTACAATAAGTTTAATTTGCAAACAGCAAAGTCTGCGCTAAGTAGGAGGATTAGATGATTAAAAACCCAATGGCTAAAGACTTGAGGCAACCAAAGTACAAGCCTCAGTCTATACCAGACAAGAAGAAACCTAAACCAGTACGCAAAGCAAAACATAAAGGAGATAGGTATGAAGATTGTAAGAAGTAGTATGCTAACTGATAATACAAACAGTTGGGAGATTGACGTAACAGAGGAACAACTAGCCAACTGGCAGTCTGGAACTTTAATACATGAGGCAATGCCACACCTCACACCACAGGAGAGGGAGTTTATTATGACTGGTATTATGCCTGATGAATGGCCTAACTGCCCTGATGATGTGTGTGTGATAGACCAGGAGTTTGACGAGCTATGATTAAATTATTAAATAGAATGCCAGAGTTTTGCCTTAGCCACTGGCTACTCAGAATACCATTAGCCATTGTATTTATACAACAGGGATTATCTAAGTTTCCCCTAACACTTGACGATGCTAATTCCTTTGAATTACCATTAGTGGTGTGGTCATTTGCTGCATACGGAGAACTAGGGGCAGGTGTGGGTTTAATAGTGAGTGGAATTATGGGTTTAAAGATCTGGGATTTTTGGATTAGAGATATACTGCATCCTTGGGCAGACTTACTGACACGTTTCTGTGGTATTACCATCTGCTGCATTATAACTGGTGTTATATGGGTGGGTGAACCAGACAGTCTAACTGACGTATTACTGTATGATAACTTACATGTCCTACTGTGGGTTGGTGGTCTGTTCTTTGCCCTGAGAGGTATGAGAGCATGACCACCAGAAGGGACAAGAAAGTAGAGTGTCCTGACTGTGGTAAATTGTTTGATGTAAACAGGTATCCACAATGTCCTGAATGTAAAAAGGAGTAAAGAATGAGTGAACAATATCATATTAAGGGTTGGTTCTATGCCTTCCTGGTGTGTGCCTTTATGATAATAGGTGTACCAATAATAATTAATCTTTTAATATGGCCTGATGTTGGCATATGGAGTATAATAAAATGAAATGGTTTGTAATGGTATTCTTTCTGTCGTACAATGCAGATGGAACAAGAGACACATTTGTATTCACTACCCCTACCTATGATGATAGGAATACTTGTATGGCTACCCTAACCAACAGGGAAGAAATAGCCAAGTATGTTATGGGATTAATTGATGCCTACAATGGTATGCTACCTGGTGCAGTAGAGATGGTGAACTGTATAAATCAAGAACAGTTTGATAAACTTGAAAAATTAAAGGAGCAGCAGGAAGGTAAGCATGACACCTAGAGAGGAAGCACAAGAAGAAGCAGAAAAAACTTTTGAAATGTTTATTCTTTGGTCAAAGAGAGCAGCCATATATAGTATTATATTCTTGATGGTGGTTGTCTTTGGTTGTAATAGTGGTGTTGAAACGGGGTCTGATAAATCAGGTTCTCAATATAATGGTGAAGTTTATTCACCAATGAACATAAATATGAGAGATGATACATGAGCCATAAATTAAAAACTGTACCCTTGAGTATCATCAGTATTCTTAGTTTATTCAAAGAGGCGTGGAACAGTGTAATGACAATACAAAACTCTCCCCTACGTCATATCCAAAGGCTTGATCCAATGGCAGCACACGCAGTCTTTCAGATACTTGCATACATGTGGAGTGCAATCTTTGCACTGTGGATTGGTAATATATTCTGGTTTGCTATCAGTGGAATGGGTCACTCTCTGGTAATTGGTGGTATATTTATTACAGCAATGGTTTACAAGGGGGCTGAAAAAATTTCTAAAAAACCCACTGATAACATAACAAGTGGTAGAATGTTTGGGGGTGAACATGAATAAACTATTAAAACAATTAGAGTTGTTTGATTTTATAGCCCCTATTATTGAGGATGGTCTTGAGTGTAACAACTGTGGTATTGTTCAACCTGTGCAAAACTTTCAACACTTACCATCAGGAGAGATAAAAAGAAAGTGTAGAACTTGTGCAAGAAATCAGGGTAGTTTAGTACGACACCTAAGGAAGATACACCCTTATCCACCAGACGATTACACTTGTCCTATATGTAAATTTGATATAAAGTATTTAGGTAGGAAAGGACAAATAAGATTACAGAGTTGGGTATTGGATCACTGCCATGATACTGAAACATTTAGGGGGTGGCTTTGTTCTCATTGTAATACTGGACTTGGTGCATTTTCTGATGACTTAAATAAATTAAAAAACGCAGTAAAATACTTGGAGAAACACGAGAATGATAAGAGTAACATATATAGACCACATGGGTGAAGACTTAACTGTAGTCAATGCCGCTAGGGTATCCTTTGGTAAAAAGCGTGATGTCTTTCAGGAGCAAGAGGACTACAGATTAATACACTATCTTGCAGAACACGGACACACATCACCCTTTGGTCATTGCTTTGCTTCCTTTCATGTTAAGGCTCCTGTCTTTGTGGCTAGACAGTTGGTTAAGCATAAGTTTTTACGTTGGAATGAGATTAGCCGTAGGTATGTGGATGACTTACCCTCTTATTACACACCTAAGTTTAGACACGCAGCTAAAAACAAGAAGCAAGGATCAGGTAATGAAATGGCTATAAGTCACCAGCAAGATGCAGTGCTTGAAAAATTATATGTTAAAGCACATGAGTCCTATAAGTACCTGATTAAAACTGGCGTGTGTCCAGAACAGGCACGTATAGTGTTACCCCAGGGTGTCATGACTGAGTGGTACTGGTCAGGTAGTCTTGATGCCCTTGCTGATATGTGTAATCTACGTTGTGCCAGCGACACACAATATGAAACACGATTGGTTGCTACACAAATTAGTGATGAGATGCAAAAACTATTCCCTGTTTCGTGGTCTGCTCTTGTTAAAGTTAATGGACACCAAGCGGAGGTGCAAACAGAGATCAGACCCTTTGATAAATCAGAGCGTGACAGGGCTAAAGAAAAATCAAAAGCAAACAAACTTGCACATGAAAGAGTACAGCCACAGGATTTAAATCAGGTGTGGTATGATGGGGATGGTGGGGAATTGTATGAGTAGATGTAATGTTACAACTAATACAGATTATAATCCTCTCTTACATATTGACTTTATTTGTCGTAGGTTTTATGGTAACAGTAGGTGTTGACGTTAGAAGTATTAATGGACAAGACACATATGTAATAATATTACAGATTGTTTTAATACTGATAGTATTAGTAAAGATAAGGAGATTTATTTATGGCAGAAGGTGACACACCGCACTTAGCCTGTCCGTTTGAAGAGTGCGGTTCTAGTGATGCGTTCAACTGGAATGAGGATGGCTACGGCTACTGTCATTCCTGTGGTAACTCATACCCAAGTAAGGAACCTACATTTGATTGGGCAAAAGAAGAATACCCAGTAAAAGAGAGGAGAAATATTATGGATGTACCCATAAAGAATATGACCTATGAAGGTATAAGGGGCATCAAACCAGAGGTCTGTCAGGTGTATCAGATACAACTACAGTTGGGTGAAGGGGGTAAACCTATTAGGTATGCCTTCAAGTACCCACACACCACCAAGTACAGATCCTATGATGACAAGAAGAGAACCTGGCAGAAGGATGTAGGGGCTGGTATGGCTCACCTATTTGGTCCTGAGTTTAATGCTGGCACTAGTGAACGTTTGTACCTCACTGAGGGTGAATTTGATGCGGCTAGTCTGTATGAAATACTAGGTGAAAAGTTTCCTGTGAAGTCTCTACCCAGCGCATCAATTAGTAATAAGTTTCTACAGCAGAACTTAAACTACTTGAAATCTTTTAAGATGGTGGTGTATGCAGGAGAACTTGATACAGCAGGTAGGGCAGCAGCAGACAAATTATATGCTGTAATACCAGACAGGTTCTTCTATGCCCCAATGTCAAAGCACAAGGATGCTAATGACTTCCTTACTGCTGGTGATGGCAAGGACTTGATGTGGGCTGCTATGAAGCCACAGAAGTATTCACCTGACAACTTCTTTATCAGTGATGAGGATGTAGACACGGCAATAAGAAACGAGAACCCATACTCATACACACCAACAGGACACAGTGGTATTGATGAGAAGATAAGAGGACTGGTCAAGGGTGGTCTGACATTCATCAAAGCACCAAGGGGTACTGGTAAGACTGAGGTGATACGTTACTTTGAGAATGGACTACTACGTACACCAGACACACGCATAGCATTGCTACACATGGAGGAAATGAAGTCCACCACCTACAGGGCAATGGCTACCTATCACTTAGGCTGTAATGTGCGTACCAATGATGATGCGGAAGCCAATGGTATTAGCACTGATGATGTGGTTAAGGCTGCACAGATTGCTGCTGACACTGAGAACAACAGAACAATAATCTTTGAGATGAGGAGCCATGATGATCCGCTTAAACTTCTTGATCACACTAGGACTGCTGCTACTGTGTTTGGTGCTGACTATGTATTCGTAGACCATGCCCAGCGCCTTGCATACTTATCCAGTAGTGGGGTTGATGGCGCTACCAGTACACTAACTACATTATCCTCACGCATGGCGCAACTGGCTAAGGAACTAGACATTGGTGTGATATTTATATCACAGGTTAATGACGATGGTAGGACTAAGTATGCATCTTCTCTTGAAGAAGAAGCAATAATATGCTTAAAGATACAAAGAGATGTTGAATCAGAGGATGAGATAGTGCAGAATACTACCAACTTTATAGTGGATAAGAACAGACCCTTTGCCAAGCTAGGTATGGCAGGGTCACTATACTACAATCCACAGACAACTATCCTAACTGAGGACGCACCATACAATGTGAAGGATGCTGCATGATACTGTTTGATATTGAGACTGATGGTTTACTAGAGGATGTGACAAGGATACACTGCCTGTCATATACCCGTGATGGATCAGAGGTTAGGACTACTGATGACTATGACTACATGCGTAGGATACTACGTAGGGAGAAGGGTTTGATTGGTCACAATATTATACGCTATGATATACCAGTTCTTGAGAAGATACTTGGTATTAAGATCAAGGCTCAACTGTTTGACACCCTGCCTATGTCATGGGTAATAAACTTTGACAGGTCACGTCATGGTCTTGAGTATTATGGTGATGACTATGGTATACCCAAGCCAGAGATTAATGACTGGAGAAACCTGACACTAGAAGAATATACTCATCGTTGTGAACAGGACGTAAAAATAAATTGGATACTTTGGCAGAACTTACTAAAGAAGTTTATGTTTTTGTATAAGGATAACAAGTCAGAGTTAAACAGGTTCTTTCGTTACTTGTCGTTTAAGATGGACTGTGCAAGAGAAGCAGAGATGCAGGGATGGAGACTGGATGTACGTAAAGCAAACAGTTGTATATCACAACTAAAGGTTTTGCAGGAACAAAAGGTTGCGGAACTTATTGATGTAATGCCCATGCGTAAGGTTATGACTGAGAAATCTAAGCCTAAAGTTATGACAAAGAAGGATGGTTCCCTCTCAGCTAATGGTAAGAAGTGGTATGACCTTTTAGATGCTAATGACTTACCCCGTGACTATAATGAGAAGGTAACCGTAGTTAAGGGTGTTGAACCAGCTAATCCAAACTCATCAGACCAAGTTAAGGAGTGGTTGACTTCCCTTGGTTGGGAGCCTTGCTATCACAAGTTTGATGGTGACAGAGCAATACCACAGGTTAGGAAGAATGGAGAACTTACCCCATCTGTAATACGACTAGCACAAAAAGAGCCAGTGGTTAATGTTCTTGAAGGACTGACCGTAATACAACATAGACTTGGTATACTAGAGGGTTTTGTATCCTGTGAACGTGATGGCTATGTTAAGGCAGAGATTAGTGGACTAACTAATACTCTACGATTTAAGCATAATAAGCCTCTAGTCAATCTACCTAGTGTGGATAAGCCTTGGGGTAAAGAGATACGTGGATGTCTTATTGCACCAGAGGGTAGTGTACTGTGTGGGGCTGACATGACCTCACTAGAGGACACCTGCAAGCGTCACTACATGCATGACTATGACCCTGACTATGTGGCAGAAATGTCACAATCTGGATTTGATCCACATTTAGACTTGGCAAGACATGCAGGATATGTTACACAGGGTGATATAGACAGATACAATAGGGGTGATATGCCACAACTAAAAGACTTACGTAAGAACTTTAAAGTAGTAAACTACTCTGCTACTTATGGTATTGGTTCTGCTAAACTAGCTAGAGAAACAGGTATGTCTCAGAAGGATGCAAAAGATTTATTGTGTGCCTACTGGAATCGTAACTGGTCAGTGAAGGAGTTTGTGGATGACCAAGAGATACGTAGCATTGGTAATGATATGTGGGTGCAGAACCCAGTCAGTAAGTTTTGGCATAGCCTACGGTATGAGAAGGATGCCTTCTCTACCATTAACCAGAGTACAGGTGCATACTGCTTTGACAAGTGGGTTGCATACTACCGTGGTGCTAGACCAAACATTGTAGGTCAGTTCCATGATGAATCAATCAACGTAGTAAAAAAAGGAGAGGAGAACTTACACACAAATTATCTTCAAGAGGCTATTGAAAAGCTGAATGAAGATCTTAAATTAAATGTTACACTGGGTATTGATATACAATACGGTAACAACTATTCTGAAATACATTAGAAAAGGAGAATGATATGGCAGCAAGATTAGTTACAGTGAAGGGCATTGCGGAGTGGGCGAAGGTATTCCCTGAGAACCGTGATATGGAAGGTTATGATGGAGCCTTCAAAGAGCATGATGGTGCTTGTACTATTGACATCATTATGAAGGATGATGACGTAAACCGACTACTGGCGGCTGGTTGTGCTCGTAGACCTAAGGATGACCCTGAAGGTAGAGGTAAAAAGGTTAGGTTTGAACGTAAGTATGACACAGGCCAGGACTGGAATAGTGGACCACCAGTGGTTACTAAGTCTGATGGAACACCCTGGAACCTACAAGAGGACGGTATCATTGGTAACGGCTCCATGGTTGAGGCAGACATTACTATCTTTGACACAAAACGTAAGATCTGTGGTTCACGTTTAGATAGGGTGAAAGTCTTGAACCATGTGGTGTATAATTCTGAACCCCAACAGGCAAGTAGTGGTGCTCCTCCCTCTACAAATAAGCCTGAACCAGCATCAGCAGGAGAACAAATACTCTTCTAGATGCAAACTAGGGGGTGGGTTCCTTATCACTCACCCCCAACTTTGATAGGATTAAATATGTTAGAACCAGACGGAAACAAATACACAAAAACAATGTCCAACAAAGAGTACCACCTAGCCCCTGGTATTTCTTCCAGTGCAGTAAAGTCTGTATACAAAAAGTCTGTTGCCCACTGGAAGGGTGAGAAGCGTAACCCTGACAACCCAGCATTTGCTATGGGCAATGCAGTACACGCTAACCTACTAGAGAAAGACCGTAACCTGGTTGTTAAAGGACCAAAGACTAAGAACAGTATAACCTTTAAGGACATGAAAGAAAAACTAACTGAGGATCAGGTGCTACTAACTGAGGTTGAGTTTAATGTAGCCAACTGCATAACAAATGGTGTGTTAAACAATCCACTCTGTAATAGTATCCTAAGTGATCCAGATGGCTTAAATGAGGTTAGTATATTTGTAGAAGATCCTATCTCAAAACTACTACTTAAAACAAGACCAGACCGTTTACTAGGAGACACTGTGTTTGATATAAAGACTACACAGGATGCAAGTCCCTCTGGTTTCTTAAAGGATTGTGTAAAGTATGGGTACTTCCTACAGGGTGCTCACTACGTCTACACCTGTCAGTTGGCTGGCTATGATGTAACTGAGTTTAATTTTATAGCCTGTGAGAAGTCAGCCCCTTACATCTCTCATGTGCATGTTATGGGGCCAGAGATAATGGAGTGGGCTACATCTAAACTACACAAAACACTAGCTGTTATTGCAAGGGCAGAGGATGCAGCAGACTACAGCACAGGGTGGGGTGACTACACTATCATTGAAAAACCTAAGTGGTTATGAGCAAGTCAGCAAAGCAAAAGGGTAGGCTTGGTCAGAATGAAATAAGAGACAAGTTACTAGAAACTTTTCCTGAGTTGGAGCCAGATGATATTAAGGGGTGTGTTATGGGTGATACTGGTGAGGACATACAGCTATCACCTGCAGCTAGAAAGATGTTACCGCTATCAATAGAAGTAAAGAGAAGAAAGACAGGACTACAAACAGCATACAATTACATGGAACAAGCGTCCTCCCACAGTAAAGGGGAACCAGTAGTGTGCTACAGATCAGATCGTAAACCTTGGCTGGTGATGATAGGACTAGATCACTACGCCCAACTGTTGAGGAGTTGGAATGACAATAAAAGTGTGGGGAATACTAGAAGGTCCAGTAAGTCTAGAAGAAGTAGACGGTGAGGATGAGAATGTACCAGAGGGTTCTGGTTGGTTTATGGTTTGTAAGACGGAGATTGATGGTAAGATAGAACCTGCTAATTTTTGGTTTGAGAGTATGGATCACGCCTATGAATGGCAGAAACACTTTGCTAAATCTATAGAACCTTTAATAGTTGATGATAAGTATAAGGAGTATATGACGTGAAGTTAGAATAAAGGATTGACTAATGCACAAAAAAGAGTATAACTTGGGTTTTCCATATGAGGTATCCATCAACATAGAAGTAGACAAAGCTGCAAACTTTCTGGAAGTCTCTGGAGATAATTGTAATGTAATAAAAGACTTGATTAGGTCTGCATTATATGATATAGATGATGTCACGATAACAAAATGTGAGGTAATAAGACATGACTAAAGTAACTATTGATGATATAGAATATGATACTTCTGACTTTTCAGAGGATCAAAACAACTGGGTAATGGAGTTACAGTACAACACCAACGTCCAACAACAACTTAACTACCAACTCAGTTCAGTAAAAACTAGGGGTGAGATAATAGTTAATCGTCTTAAAGGATCTCTTACCAAGGAGGAAGATGGTGTTGAATCTTAAAGAGAAAGAAAACTGGGGCATAGCTATGAACAATCATCTACCCACGGAGTATCAAGCCTTCATACACAAGTCACGGTATGCACGTTGGCTTGATAAACAGAAGAGAAGAGAAGAATGGTCTGAGACAGTTGAGAGGTACATGGATAATGTCATCAGACCAGTAATAGGTGATGATAGTTACGTAAATCAAATACGTGATGCCATACTTAACCTAGAGGTCATGCCCTCTATGAGAGCTATGATGACTGCAGGACCAGCTTTAAATCGTGATAATACTGCTGGTTATAATTGCAGCTACTTACCTGTTGATGATCCTAAAAGTTTTGATGAGGCTATGTTTATTTTGTTGTGTGGCACTGGTGTTGGTTTTAGTGTTGAGAGACAGTTCATCAGTAAGCTCCCCGACATACCAAACCTCTTCAATAGTGAAACTACCATTGTCGTTAAGGACAGTAAAGAAGGTTGGGCAAAAGCATTCAGACAATTAATAGCACTCCTCTACAGTGGTGAGATACCTCAGTGGGATGTCTCCCAAGTTCGTCCTGCAGGTGCAAGACTAAAGACCTTTGGTGGTAGAGCCTCTGGCCCTGGCCCACTGGTGGATCTATTTAACTTTACTATACACACATTTTTAGAGGCACAAGGTTACAAGCTATCCAGTATGCAGTGCCATGACATCATGTGTAAGATTGGTGAAGTAATTGTTATGGGTGGTGTACGTAGGTCAGCAATGATTAGCCTGTCTAACCTGTCTGATGATCGTATGCGTCACGCTAAGTCTGGTGCTTGGTGGGAGAATGACCCTCACAGAGCACTGGCTAATAACTCTGTGGCTTATACAGAGAAGCCAGATGCAGTATCTTTTATGCGTGAGTGGACTGCTCTAGTAGAGTCAGGGAGTGGGGAACGTGGTATATTCAATCGTGAAGCAGCTAAGAAACAGGCTGGTAAGTATGGTAGGCGTGATGCTAACTGGGACTTTGGGACTAACCCGTGTAGTGAAATCATTCTTAGGCCGTATCAGTTTTGTAATCTTACAGAAGTTGTGGTCAGGGCTACGGACAGTCTTGATGATCTTGAGCGCAAGGTACGTGTTGCAACAATTTTGGGAACAATTCAATCCACCTACACCAAGTTCCCATACTTGCGTAAAGTGTGGAAGCGTAATACAGAAGAAGAACGTCTGCTTGGTGTGTCACTCACGGGGATAATGGATAACAAACTACTAACAACAAGGAATAAAGGTCTTGATAAAACACTTGAACATTTACGGGAAGTTGCTGTTAATGCTAATGCTATGTGGTCTGATAGGCTGGGTATTCCCCAGTCAACCTCTATCACCTGCGTCAAACCAAGTGGTACAGTCTCACAATTAGTTGACAGTGCCAGTGGGATACACCCACGTTATTCACGTCATTACATTAGAACCGTTAGAGGAGATAACAAAGACCCTCTTACCACCTTTATGAAGGATCAGGGTATACCCAATGAGCCTGACATAATGAAGCCTGATGTAACAACTGTTTTTAGTTTTCCAATCAAGGCTCCTGACGGTGCAGTAGTTACGGAAGATCTTACAGCTATTGAACAATTAGAGACTTGGTTAATCTATCAAAGAAACTGGTGTGAACACAAGCCAAGTATTACTGTCAATGTAAAGTCTGATGAGTGGTTTGAAGTTGGTGCATTTGTACACAAACACTTTGATGAAATGTCTGGTGTATCCTTCTTACCATACAATGAGCATACTTACCAACAGGCCCCATACCAAGACATAAATGCAACAGCTTATAAAACTTTATCAAGCTGTATGCCAAAAGTTATTGACTGGAGTGAACTATCAGAGTATGAAAAAGAGGACACCACCAAGTCTAGTCAGCTACTAGCTTGCACTGGTGACGTTTGTGAAGTAGTGGACATAGGAGCCTAAAGTGACACGTAAGACTGCTAAAGAAATTTTTGAGGAGAAGACTAACAAGAAGTTTGACCCTGTTAATAACCCACCTCACTACACGCTTAGAGATGGTATAGAGTGCATAGATTACATTGAACAAACCTTAACAAAGGTAGAGTTTAAAGGATTCTGTCATGGTAATCTACTAAAGTATCAACACAGACACAGGGATAAAGGCAACCCAATAGAGGATATGGAGAAAGCAAAATGGTATCTAGAAAAAATGATAGAAACAATGAAGGAACTAAGAAAGTGACTCCGTATGATCAGGGTAAGAAAGACTTTAATGGTGGTAGGTTAAACAATCCCTACCATCACCACTATAACTTTAGACGGCACAGGGACTGGCAGCTTGGTTTTAATCAGGCTTACTTTGATAACTTAAAAAAGGTGAAGCAACGTGAAAAAGTTGACGAAATTAGAGGCAGAAGCTAAGGCGTATCAGGAATTAAATAATAAGAAACCAACGAGGCAAGCTAACAATCTTAGTGTTCGTAGGTACTTTGCAGGACAGGCTATGGCTGCACTAATTATTAAGTCTCATGGTGGAGTACGTAAGGCTGACATAAAGAGGGAAGCATATGAGTGGGCAGACTACATGTTAGAGGATAACTAGGGATAATACCCCTATTGCATCTTCTTTAACCTAATGCTTCTATCTTTTAAACTTTGTTCTGTCTCTAGATATCTTTCTAATATAAATAATTCTGCATCCTCTAATCTTTCAAAATCTTTTATATTCAATTCTGACATAGCTTTATCTATAGATTTTTTATTGTATTTTTCAACAATCTCATACTGTTTTATATAAGAGTTTTCATCTCCATAGTATTGACGTAATAAAAAAGATTTAGCTAAAGATTTTGCTCTAGGCACTACATCCCTTGACCAATGACTTCTTCTTTCATCTACAGTCAAAGTTTTAAACCATTTAGATTCAAGAAGTAAACTAGATTCTGCTTCTATAATATCGTGAAATATCCCGTTGTATGCATTTGCAGCAGTAGGTGAGAGGTCTCTTAATCTACGAGATGCGTTCATTAATCTTCTGGTCTCCACTTCTCCATAACCCGACATCTTCATAGCAACTTGTGTATCTGATAATCTTATAGTTCTAGCACCAAGTATTTTAGTAGAATTTATATCTGCCCTACCAGCTTCTCCAGTTTCTTTTGGTTCTGCTAGTTTTTTACCAGTAAATAAAGGTACAATATTATCTATATATCTTAGTGCATTATTAACAGCTTTGTTATTTTGATACCTGTCTATTGGCGCAGCATCTTCTCCCCTTACTAATCCTGCAGCAACATTGAGAGGTTCAAAAGGTCTTAATAAGGGACTAACATATTGAGTACCTAAAGTATATGCAGCTACTTCTGCTGCTTTAGCAAAACTCCTAGATTCTTCATCACCTATAATATATTCAACAGCTTCTAAAGTATCTCTTTGTGTTCTATCTAAATTCCTAAGTAACCCAGATAAACTAAAATCCCTTAAAGCAATATTTCTAGCTTTAACAGCTTCATCGTGTCTACCTAATCTACGTAAAGCTAATACTCTAGCTGCTGCTCTATAAGCAGATACAGGAAAATCAAACTTCTGTGTTAAAACATCACTACCTAATTCTGGTGTTGCATACATAGGCAAACCTTTTTCAACATTCTCCATCTCTTGATTTGATAATGTATATATTATACCTACACTTACAGCACCCCTAGTTATAGCTTCTTCTGTGCTCATATTAGAAAAATAACCAGATTTTTTAAGGATTAAATTTAAACCTACAGTATTTTTACCAAAGAATGCCATAGTGTTATTAAAAAATCTACCAAAAGGTATTGCCATACCAAGACCAGGTATATTTCTAGCTTCTTCTAATGCTTTTGCAAAACCCCCCATTGGTCCTGGCCCTGCATATGACTTAGAAAATATTGCTTCCAATGTAGCATCAACAGCATCTACCTCTATTTGTCTATAGTTTGCAGTTGCCATATACTCTTTTACGTTCATATCACCTATTTTTTCTGCTTTATAAAAGTCGTTCCAACCCTTACCAGTGGTAGCTCTCAACCTTTTGTCCATTTGAAACACAAACTCTTGTGATTTAGTAAAAGCATCTTGGGCTTGAACCAATGTAAGTTTTTGAATTAAATCTATATAAGCATCTGCTTTCATACCATTTAGCTTTTGATCTGGTGTAAACTGACCACCAACTAATAGTTTATTTGTTTGTTCTATACCACCTGGCAAAGTATTATCTAACTTCTGTAAAGCTGAAGAGTTTCTTTGTAGTGCAGATACAAAAGCAGTGTATGTCATATCAGGGTCAAATAAAAGTTTTAATCTCATAACATTAGATTTAAATAATGTTTCAGCTAATCTATGGCTTTCAACACCTTTTTCCATATCACCAAGTAATTTTTGATATGTCCCCCTTCCTGCATATATTAAAGATAAAGCCAAATCAGAAGTAGATTGTAAAGAAGTATTAGCACCCCAACCTATTACGTTTAGAGCACTGGTTGATGGATGAGCAACTAACATTCTAATTAATCTATTTTGTTGTTCAGCAATAAATTCTTTGCTTTTTTTAATACTGCTAGGATCTTCTGCTTTAGAAACTTTTACAAGCGGTTGTTTACTTTTTAAATTATCCAACCTTAAATTTTTTGTAGTAGTTTTACCACCCCTAGATTTAAAAGTAACTGTCGCTAAATCACCATCTATATTTGTAACCTGACCTATTTTCTTAGAACCTAGTGCTGTTACTCTATCACCAATTTCAATATCTTTAACCTTGGTGCCTTTAGTTACAAAACCTGCATCTAAAGCAGAGTTATATAGATCTCTTAACTCTTGATCAGTAACAGATAACCCTAACTTTTTAGCTGATTGTCCTGCAGCACCCAATCCTGCACCAAATTCTGACATTTTAAAAGATAAAATATCTCCTATATCTTGACCAGTTACTTTATTTTTAGCTATTAAGTTACCATCTATATCTCTCAATCTAATATTTTTATTTGGTGTAGCTTTTTCAATAGCTGCTATAAAAGATTGTGCTTCTTTATTACTCACACCAGAAATTATATCAGACATCCAGTTTGTAAATGTATCTTCTTCAAATCTTTTAGCCCATACAAAACCTCTTTCAAAAGCAATTTGTGTCATGCCTTTAAATATCACTTCTCCCTCTTCATTTGTTCTACCTAACAAAAGATCTCTTATAAAATCAGTGCCAAAGTCTCTACTATCTTGAGATAGTTCTGCAAATTTTTTGCCACTTTCTACTTTAGTTCTCCAGTCCCTGCTTATATCCACTGGATCTTGTTTCATATATTTATCTATTGCTTTTGCAGCATCAGATAAAAAACCCTCAGGGTTTGCCTCAGTAAGTTCTTTTGTTACTACAGCCGTATCAGAAACACCACGTCTAGCTATTAATCCTGCTTGTACACCTCCTAAAATAATACCACCAGCTAAAGCTATACCAACTGCGTAGTAGTTAATATCCTCCTGTGCATCAACATCAACTAAACCATCTTGATATAAGTATTCCATACCAGCACCAACCATGGCATCAACACTAGAAACTACACCTATTTCAGTAATAGCGGCTTTTGTAGCTAATCTCTGAGATGCTGTTCTACCTAATACATTTTGAGCGTAATGTCCTACCCTTGCTTTAGTTGCCTTTCTTGCTGCATCAACCCCATCTGCAAATACTTTAGCACCAACTTTTTCTGCAATCTTTTGTGAACCCTCTTTTTTCATAGCCTCTAAAGCAGCCCTTTTAGCAGCAGATGTTCCAACTCTTATAGATCCGTTAGCAGCAGCTTTACCTATAAACCCACCAAGTAAATTTACAGGATCAAGTAAAACTGTTCTAGCATAATCCATAACACCCTCTATTTTTTCTGAACCTGTTAACTCACTACTAAAAATACCAGCCATATTTTCATACAACTGGTACGCAGCAGCAGCCCGTGCTTTCTTATCAGGATCATCTTGTATATCATTTATGTAGTCCATTTCACTTAGACCACGCACAGAGTTACCTGCAGAAACTCCACGCCTATTATTTAAAAATCTATCTACAATTGACTCTCTGTCTTCACCTTCAAATCTTTCTTTACCATATCTATCATCCATATAACCCTTAACTATGGTATACATTCTGTCATTTTCTGCAAGATCATCTTGAGAATATGTGCCAGCTTCAGGTATCATTGGTTCAGGAGCTTGAGTTATTGTATCTTCTATAGGTAGCACATCCTCCTCTTCTGGAAACAAAACTTTATTTCCAGTAAAATTAATATACTTATCAGCTAACTCTTGATCAGTTAAATCAGAATATTGAGGATAATTATCTCTTAGATCTTGTATAGTTACTTGAGCCACAATTTAATCTCAATACATATCTGGAAATAAAGTAACAGATGGGGGTAAAAACGGGTTATTTTTATAGTCTATAAAATCTATGGGAAATCTTTTAACTTGTACTTCCATTATTTCTGGTGTTAAATACTCATTAAATATTATTCTAGCTCCCTCTTTAGCATCATCTCCACCACTTTCAATCATATCTAAAGCCTTTTGTATTCTTTTCACTTTATCCTTGGTTTCATTATCTAAACCAGTTAAATTTGTATTTGCATCTAAAAAAGTTTGAGCTATAGGCTCTACCCTGTTAAGTAATATGTTGACTTGGTTTTCTCTATTTTTCTGTAAATTTCCAATATCAGTTTCAAAACCAGGTTTAGGCTCTATAAACATAGTCCTACTTGTTCCAGTATTTATGTTTTGAATTTGAGTAGCTATCTCATAATACTTTTGTTTACCTTCTTCTCCCTCAAAATTTTCACCTGATATTAATCCAATTAAATCTATTTTATTTTCTTCAGGCATACCTGATCCTACAATATTAACCATGGAGGGTATTTGAGAAAAATTAACTGTTCTTCCCATGTCAGCCTGTTCTTTTTTAAAATTATAAATATCTGCAGCTAAGAAAGGATTTGTTAAAACTTTATTATAAAAATCTATGGTATCTTGATCTTGTAAGTTTAATTTTTCTATTTCTTTCTCTAGTTTTAAAGTAGCCTCTGCTGCTTCTCTATATGGTTTTTCAGATCTAAATTTTACTCTATCTTTTTCTTTAGTTAAACCAAGCTCTAACAAACTATTCTCACGAGCAAGAGCTATCTCCTGTTCTCTTTCTTTGTCTGCTCTATCTTCTAATCTTTTTCTTTGATATGCATTATTAAGACCACGCCATGAAAATTTCATCATACTCTCCTAGACATCAACCCTTGTGGAGTGAGGGGTATATCCTCAGTCTCCACCATTGGTTCTTCTTTTTCTTCAGGCTGCATTTCTACAGGTTCGTCTACGGGCATACCTTGTTCTTTCTTCATTTGTTGTAGAACATCATTAGCACGTTTTGCTTCTCTAGTATATTCAATACCATCATCCTTAGCCTTATCAAAACCTTCTTCAAATTCTACATCAGCCTCTAGTGCAAGACCTCTAATATATTCATGTAATACTGGTGCAATAATTAGACTAACATCTAAGCTATGTCTACCACCCATTACAGCACTACGCAGTATACCTTCAACAAGAGACACAAGATCAAGACCTTCTTCTAAAAAATGAAAAGCATCTCTTAATGCCTCTGGTCTAGTAATATTATCTATGTGCATATCCAGTGCTTCAAGAGGACTTGCTATATCAGGAGGCCTCTCAAAGCGCATGTTCTTAGGTTCTTTAGTTAGTGATTGACCTGGTATGGGTGCAGCTAATACTATACTCATTCTTCATCTTCTTTCATAAAATAGTCTAATGACACTTGACCACCCTCTAAGCGCATCATAATTTTTTGTAAATCATCTATTAGATTTTCAGGAACTTTTTGATTAGGCTTAACTCCTATTGTATCAGATACAGTCTTTAAATACTTAGTTGTTTCATTCTCACTAGGTGGTGCATACTTGTTAATAAACTCTTTTAATGTTTGTCCACGAGTTTGAGTATCTAATACTATTTGTTTACGCATTGCCAACATACCAGCTTCTGCTGTTTTAAATCTAGCAAAACCTCCTTCACCCTTTTCTGCACCATCCTGACCTGCAAACCTAAGATTACCTGGGTTATTATTTCTTATGGTCAACGGTTGCTCACCCTTGTCACCTTTAACATGCACCTGATCACCAGCTTCTGCTTTTGGTGATACATCTATTATCTCTTCTTTTAGTTGTCTATTCTTTGACTTTGCATTTGCAATGGCATTTGTTTGACGAACAATGGTAGCTGAACGAGAAGAGAACTCTGCCATTAATTCTTCCATTGGGTTATCTACTCCCTCTGGTAAAGTTATAACAGACCTTTTACGAGGAATAAAATAGGGTCTATCTGTTTTCCTAACAGCCTTTGTTGTTCTATCCTCGTCCTCAATTAGTTGACTTCTCATTTCTTCCAGAGCTTTTTTAGTGTATATTGCCATTATTTCACCTAATCAAAAATATCAAACAGAAAACTAAATAAGAAATCATTTTGAGCCGTAGCCTCATTAGCTGCAATAGTTTCTCTCAACTGTTCTAAGTCTTGTAAACCAAGAAGTATTTGCATACCACGATCTCTAGAGTTTTCTATTGACTCCACATTGTATTGCATTAAATCTCTTTCTCTTTGCCAGATGTGATCCAAGTTGTTTTCTGTTAGTTCATTAATTGTTTTAGCAAAGTCCATGTTGCTTTCATTTTGTACAGCAGTATTTAGGGTTGCTATGTTCTGTCTCCACTGTGCATTAGCTTGTGCTACTACCAAACCATTGTTAGCATTAAACTGATCTCTTTGATTTTGCAGGTTAGAGTTAAACTCCCTGATACCATTTACAGCATTTACATTAAACTGATTTGTAGCATTAACTTGTGTAGCATTAAACTGTGAAGTCTGTGATGCCAGTGATGCAAAGAACTGATTAGTCTGGTTTTCACTGGTAGCGTTAAACTGTGATGCAGCATTAGTAGCAGCCTGATCAGTAAACAATGCTTGTATATTCTGTTGTGCTCTGAATATCTCCGTCTGTTGTGCATTAGTAAGGTTAGCCATATCCATCTGCAAAAAGTTTTGAGCATTCTGCACTGCAGCCTGTTGTCTATTATTTAGATTAGCCATGTCCATGCCAGCAACAGTGGCAGCATTCTGTAATACAGCAGCCTGATTGTTGGTTAAATTAGCTAAACCAATAGTCTTCATAAGCTCTGAGTTGTGTAGTTGTTCCTGTTGCTCTGCAGTAAAGTTTATATTAGCTGCTTCTGAAAACCTAGCTGCATTCTGTATAGCTGCTTGTTGTTGGTTATCTATCTGTTTACCTTGTAAAGATGCAGCAAGTTGTGCATTAGACACATAAGCCTGTTGCCTGTTAGATAAATTAGCTAGGTCAATCTGCAGGTTGTTTGCATTATTAGTTAATGCTGTTTGTTGCCTGTTGTTTAGGTTCATGTTAGAAACTTCAGCGTATCTAGCTGCTGTAACTAAGTTGGCTTGTTGTTGATTGCTAAGGTTCTGTCCTTGTAAAGATGATTTTATCTGTGCGTTAGCCAAGAATGTTTGCTGCATGTTAGACAAGTCTTGTGTCTGTAGAGCAAAAGCATTTGTACTATTCTGTAGTGCTACCTGCTGTTCATTAGACAAGTTCTGTAGAGCAAGTCCTTGTTGTGCAGCAGCATTAGTAAGAGCAACCTGCTGCCTTCTATTAATGTTGCTCATGTTCATCTGGTTAAACGTCTGAGCATCCTGTTGTGCAATAGGTAGTGCAGACTCCATAGCAGCCTGTAGGATAGCTGCACCAGCCATAGAGCTACCACCTAGTCCTCTTGCAGCCATAGCAGCATTAGCAGCCCTCATAGCCCCTGCAGCCCATGCTGGTGTACCATCATCAAACTGGCTCATCAAGCCTTCTAGCTGACCCTGTACAGTTCCTAGAGCACCTACCTCACCCTGTATAGCTTTAGCTAGTGTGCCATTGTCAACACTAAATGTATCTAACTTTGCAGCATAGGCAGTGGCCTCCTCCCTCAATAAACCACCAGACTGTGCTACCTTAGCCTGAGCCATGTTAGATTCTGCTATAGTAGCAGCCTCTGGTAACTCGTTTACAGACACTGTTGCCTGTTGAGCTATTGCAGGGTCAATACCAGAAGACTGTGCTATCTTAACTGCTGGTGCTACCTCATCCTGACCTGCTGCATTTACAAGCTGACTAGGGGTAACATTCATCTCACCCATGTTAACTCTATTAATAAAGTTAGAGTCAAACTGTGCTGCATCAGCCATAGCTGCATCTGATACAGTCCCTTGGGCTGCATCTACTTGTGCCTCATCACTAACTGTACCTGTAGCTGCTGTTGTTCTTGCAGTCTCATCCCTTACTGCACCAGCAGCAGTAGTAGCACCATAAGTGGCTGTAGGTGCTACACCAGGTGTTGTTGCTGTTTCAACCGTATCTACAGTAGCCGCACTTGCATAGGGAGCTACATCACTTACTCTACCAGCAGAGGCATCTAAAAACTGACTTTGATCTTCTTGTATATAAGATACGGGAGCTTGCCCAGGCTGCAGAGTTTGACTTACAGCATCACCAAACATAGGTATTATATCACCTGTATAACTAATAGTATCTAAACCAGTTTCAGGATCTGTTTGACCCTCACCTGATATAGCACTGGATGCCACTGCTCCCTCTTGATAACCACCTACTACTCCACCCCTATTCATATTACCTTGACCAGAAAATAAGTTTAATAAAAAATTATTAGGGACGCTAAGTTTTACCCCAGCATAATAACTACCCCCTGGCACATTAACTCTACCAGTGTCTTCTATAAAGTTTGCTTCTAATGAATAGGTTGCATTACCCACAGTATAAGATACGGGAAGTTTTTTCTCTTGAAGTGCTTTTAAAAATACTTTAGATCCTTCAATAGCAGCGTTACTAGTAATTAATTCGTTATTACGTACTTCAAAGTCTTGACCTGTATCTTGCAAATCCTTTGCTAAATCTTGGGTAAAAGGTTCTCTAAAACTAAATCTACTAGTTCTTCTATCACCAGTTCCTATACGTCTGCCTTGTGGAGTAAAATAAGAAACAGAAACATCCTTATCTTTATTAGAAAACTGCATAGCTTTAGGCTGAGAAGCCTGTTGTGTTTGTTGTTGTGTTGTAGCCACTCTAGGTGGTGTGCTTCTATCATTTCTATCTCTTGATCTAGGCACAGGAGTACCCATAGAGCGTTGAGTAGTAGCCTGTGGTGGAGGAGTGGATACACTAGGTTGTTGTGTTCTACCTCTCTCTACACCTGCTGCAGGTTGTGATCTAGGAGCAGGACTAGCTGCAGGTGCTCCTCTGCCTCTTTCTGCAGGTCCACCAGTATAACCACCATAAGCCATACCAGTTACAGCCTTTTGATACTCACCCATACGTGCTGCTGCTCCAGGATTAGACTTGTAAAAACTATCAAGAGCAGGTCTAGACTTCTCACCAGTATACCCAAGAAACTTATTAGCTAAATTATGCTCTGATTCTAGTGGCATAACAGCACCACCCTCAGACATTTTAACATACCCAGGTGGCACATAAGTAATAGGTCTACCATTTCTTAAAGTAACAGGTAACATCTGACCTCTTTGGTTCCTATACATTACAGTTTGTATACCACTATCTCTGGCTTCAAACTGTGTTCCTTCATAGACAGTGCCTGGTTGATACCCACCACCAAATGTAGGTGTAGATTCTAACCCAGCAGTGTCTGATGTTACAGACTTAGTAGCACTTCTTGGACTAAAAGATGTAGTTGCAGCAGGGGCAGCAGCAATATTAAGTCCTGTGTCAGTTGTAATAGCATCACCTCTTGTACCTGTTTGAGCAGAGCTATCACCAGCAGAATCATATGTAGTTATACTTGAGTCTGCAGCTTGATCATATCTAGTTATATTTGAGTCTGCAGCTTGATCATCTAAACCAAATACCTCTTTTGTTTGATTTTGAGTTGCTTCTGGTACTGTAACCTCTGGAGCATCAGCATAAGTAACTACTTGTGCAGGGTCTACTGTTGCAGTTGTAGTAGTAGTTGGTGTTCTAAAAGAATACTTTTGATCTAATAAATCATTAATTTCTTGATCATTATATCCTAGTTTTTTATATAACTCTATGTCTTGTTTTTCAACATCAGATAATTGATAAACTTCATTATTTTTTGTATATTGATAAGCTGAATAGTCTGGTTGTGCAGGGTCTACTACAACTGTATCAGACACATCTTCTCTTCCAACATCTGTGGTTGCTCCTTGTTCATTATCAAAAAGAACAAATTCTGGATCATCCCCTATAGTATCATATCTACTAACAAGATCTGGATCAAAATTAGAATATTTTGTATTACTAATTAAAAATTCTTTTGTAAGACCAGTTTGACGTTTCCATTCATTAGGGTCATCAATAGTAGGATTGTCAACTGTAAGTGTTCTACCATCATTTAGTAAATATGTTTTAGGGTCAGATCTGTAACCTGCTTTCTCTAATAAAGTTTCTCCTGGTTTAGGAAATTCACCAACGGGATTAAGGTAATTAAATTCTGTATTTATAGCTACTAGTCTTTCAGTTGCTGCTTGCGCTCTACTCTCCGTAGTTCTCTTTAGACCACCAAGATATTCAACGTCTATAATATCTTCGTAGTTTAGTCTACCATCTCTATTAAGGTCATACAAAGATATTTCTTCTGGGGTAGCATTACCTAATTTAGAAGAATCAAAAGCATCAACTTCTCCACTACGATTTCTAATACCAAATTTATCTTGAAAATCTGTAGCCCACTTGTTTAAGTTATAACTTCTACCATCATCAATACCTGGATCAGGTTGCCCAGTATTAACATTTGTCCCTCCAGATTTAAAAACAGCAATATCAGTTCTATCAGGTAATGGTGGTAAGTCTGGAGTATCATCATCTGCTGGTGGTTCCTCTGCTGGTGGTTCTTCAGCAGGTGGTCCATAAGCTGCACCAGGTTCAAATAATCCTAACCCCCTAGCTTTATTTTGGGCAGTAGCCATTTGATTTCGTACATCCTGTTTACTGTCTTTATCAATATTATACTTTTGAAATACAGTACCATCAATCAAAGACTTTTCAAATGCAAGATTATATCTAAAATCTGTTAGATCTTCCCTAGCAATATTAAAAGATCTACCGTATGCGTCAGTTACTTGTGGCATTATCTAGTTCCTATCCATACAAAACCAAAGAGAGCGCCCAAAAGAACAAGGAACAGTGCAATACCTGCAACCCATTCAATAATCGTTTGTTTGATTTCCATTTGTCTGTGTTCATGTTCTCTCTTCTGCTTTCTTAAATCTGCTTCTATTTCTAATATCTCTTGCCACTTAGAGGGGCCATACATTACTGAAATATAGTCTTTTAGTTCTTTACGCATGGACTCAGCTTTTTGTTTAGCTGCAAAGATCTCCATTGCCTGTGATTCAATACCACCACCTAGTGCTTTGTACCATGGTGGCTTTTGATTTTGTCTATCTGCAAAGTCTAGATCAGCTATAGCACCAGCCCACTTAGCCATAGTGCCACCCATGTCTTGCAGGTCTTTGCCAACCTGTATGCC